CCCAACCTTGAATCCGCTTTATCCTGTCGTATCGAAGTGCTGGACAGCAAGAAATGAGCAATCAAAAATTTACTTGGTGCAATGACCTAGACGGCAACTCTCAAACTTCAAGCTTTAAAGTCCTTCAGTCCGGTTTTGGCGATGGATACACACAGCGAACGAGTGTAGGGATTAACAACCGGTCAGGCACATGGGCATACAAGAGAACAGGCAAGAAGGCTTTGATACAAGAGATCAAGGCCTTTTTTGATGCACATAAGGGTGCCGACTCATTCCTTTGGGATTCACCTTTGGATGGCGAGGTTCGCGTGGTGGCAGGGGATTATATGCCAGTCAGTTTAGGCGGTGACATGTGGTCCATCTCCACCACATTCACCCAAGATTTCAAACCTTAAATTCAATCAACTTTATGCCCTCAATCGAGGGCTTTTTTGTGGGCGTAAATTATGGCTAAGCAAACTATTAATCCAGGTACAGCACCTACAGGTGCAGGTGGCGACACATTCCGTTCAGGTTCAGCAAAACTTCAGGCGAATGATGATGAGATTTATAACTATCTCGGGGATGGAACCAATTTAAATAAGCTGGGTGCTGCTGCGTTTAAGAATGTAGGGACTGGCACTGGAAATGTGATGGAGGTTGGGGCGTTTGGATTGGGCGGCAATGCTGTGCCATCCCCCGACCAGCCGTACTCGTTAGTATCTGGCGCGTTTATCTTCGGTGGTGATACTCCAAACTTGCCGTTTGATCATGCAAATGGGTACGGTGCGTTTGGCTTGAATGTCGCTCGCGGGGGCTTTGGTGCTTTTTTGTATGTGCCATACAACGGTTATCAAAATAATTTTATCTTTAGAACATACGACTACACAGGAGTTTCGTCATATCGAGATCATGTGCTTCGAGATAGTAGGAACACCACAATAGATGGGAATGGTTTTGTTAAAGCAGCATCTCCTGTAGTAAAGCTTTTTGCAGATAAAATCGAACTCAATGACGAAGCTCAACTGCAAGATATTACTTTTGAAAAACTAGGTATCGGTGATTACTTAATCAAAGGCAGCACTGGTTTTGCTCAAGATGGTTGGTATATCGAAACCCCGAAAGATGCAAATGGCAATGTCCTGTTTTCAGTGATCTATACAACATTAGAAAATGGCGATATCTCAG